GCCAATAATCTTCAAGAGTAACTCCTTCTAAATGACCTTTCATAAGCATTTCTGCCATATTGTGAATAAAAGTACCAACGAGCGCTGGTCTGCCTACAGGCTCTCTTTCAATTCCTTCTGAAAGTTTTATTGATCCCGGACAGGCAAACCAACGCTCTGCACTTGAGGGGGAATATTTACTATGCTTAGATGGCATAAATACTTTTTTGTTGTGTTCTTTAGTCTGTTCTGCCAACAAATGATTTCTCCTCTATTTCTTTTATGTCTTGCATATCATATAAAATTTTGCCAGCAATTTTATAATATGGAGGCCCTTCACCTTTAATTCTTTGGTTTGCCAAAGTGCGTACGCTTTTGTGCCACCTTACAGCTAGCTCTTTAGGTGTAATATAGTCCTTATCGTTCATAGTTTTTCTTGTTTGTTAATGTTCCTACCAATGAGATATAATTAAAACATAAAAGATATGAAAAAGACAATGTGTTTTCGAGATCAATTAAAAATGGATGGTTTCTCAAGTTCATTAGAGGACTCTCCATGTATTAGCGTTTGCTCTACGACTTATGGATTGAAGGACTCTTGTATTTGTGGGCGTAATCTTAAACAGATTAGTTCCTGGAATTCTTATGACACAGTTACAAAAAAGAAAATTGTTATGAAAGCTATTGCGGATGACAAAAGTTTTCCAAGACAGAAACTTACTTTTTTGGCTAACGATCATAATATTTCCTTTGAAAAAGCAAAGCAGATCTTTGTTATTGATAAATTGTAGTTGGTAAATTTACACCACATAGAATTTCCTTTCCGATTTTCTCTATATTTCTTTTACTCGTTTTATCTTCAATATGCTGATAGCGTTTCATCATATTAAAAGATTTATGGCCCATTAGTTCTCCAGTTTGTAAATAATCAATATCTGCACTATTAGCTGTAGTTGCAAAAGAATGTCGCAAATCATGGAGTCTAATATCAGCTATATTAGGGCAAAATCTCATACAAGCTAATTTAACGCTGTTCCACAGCTTTTTTGGATTTTTGATACCTAATATCGTTTTATACTTTTTTTGCCTTGCAAGAGCTTCTATTAAAGAGCGACTTTGAGAATTAAGCCAAATTTTTCTAGTTTTAAGGTATTTATCAGTTTTATGATCTTTAATTTCAATATAATCGCCCTTCCAATCTTCCCATTTAGCTTTAGCCAATTCTGATTTTCGAGCGCCTGTCATAATTAATAAAAGTAAAAAACTTACTGAGTGTAGTAAAGATTTATCATTTTCTAATCTTCTAAAGAGTTCTTCAAAAAGAATTATTTTTTCTTGTTGTGTGTAAAACCTTTCTCTTTTTGTTTCAGTATGTTTTTTAATTCTAGTCGTTGGATTTTGATTTATATATTCATAATCAATAGCTAATTCAAAGACTGTTCTTAAAATAGTTAAACAACGATTTGCAGTATATTTTGATCTAACACTTAAATTATCAAACCAATCTTTAACATCTGCTTTCGTTATAGAGTTAATTAAAAGATTTCCGAAACAAGGTTTTATATCTTTCTCATACAAACGAACATACTCAGAAATAGTCTTTCTTTTATTTAATCTAAGTTGTTGTAAGTATTTGTCAAAGAGATTATTTAACTTAGGTAGATTATCTGTTTTTTTATTTAAAGGATCAAAATCTGTTTCTAACAACATCCTAGCCTGAAGTTCACTTGCGATCTTGCGGACTAACTGAATTGAAGTGCCACCATTGGCTATCTTCATATTTCTACGTTTGCCATTAAAAGTATATTTCAGGTAGTAACTAATTTGCTTTTGACCTTTGCTATTAATCCATTCTACTTGTTTTATACTTTGATTGAGATTGTCTGAAGTTATCTTTTTCATGCTACACCAAATAAATTTCTAAGTTCCAAACAAAAACAAATATGATAGCCAACAACAATAAAATTATTAAGTCTTTAGGCTCTCGCATTTTTATATCTCTCCACAGCAATCTTAGGCATATAGTGATGTCTTGAAATGAAATGGTATAAAACTTGTGATGATGATTTAGTGTTTCCTATCTCCCTTTCTAAATCTCTTAAAGTTTTACCATTTGTTAATCCTTCTCTAATCCAATCTAGTTTTTTGTTTATTTGTTCTTTATCAAGCGACACAGATGCTAATTGGTTTTGATTTAACTTAGGATTACGATACAAACCAATTTGTTTTAAATCTCTTAATAATTTTGTAATTTGAGCAACTGAACAAGAAAGAATATTTGCACATTCCTCAATAGTTAGATTGTTCATTCTTAAATTAAGAACTCTCATGTGTTGCTCTGTAATTTCAAAATAAAATCTGAAATTATCCAATGGATCAATTAACTTTTTTTTCCAACAATTTAGCAAAGTAAATCTAACAAACTTTCTGTAAATAACTCCTGGATTTTTTTCAAAAAATTTATCTTTCCATTCTATCCATTCAGGAGTTCCATATAAATTTGTTATGGCATTGACTACTTCTGAAAAGACAGCATTTATTTTTTCTTTTGTATTATGAATAGTTCTTTCTTTTGTTGATCTAACATAATAACCTTCTGCTTCTGCCCTATTGAGTATCTGTCTAATTCTCTCTCTTGTAATTCCATATCTAACGCCTAACGTCTGATATGTATTTGAATGATCTAAATTCCAAAGTGTTAGCACTTCCAAATTTCTTTGATTAGAAACCCATCTTAATTTTTGCCTTAACTTACTATTATTGAGTTCTGATTTAAGAAGATGTCTTTTAAGCGCCCATGCGCTTTTTAAATTTTGTATTCTATTGAAGTCCATTTTTTCTCCTTTTTATATTGTTTCTTTCTCTAGTTTCATCATTTGCTTCTTTCAAGATTACATCACAAACATATTTTCTTAATTCTGTGTCTGATATACTCGTTTGATTTTCAATGATTGTTATGTGCTTTGGAAAATAGACAAGAGTCCGATAGTAATTCAATTTATCTTCTACCATCTTCCAAGAAAACTTTTGTTCGTTTTCTTCAAATCTATTTTGATCTGAAATATTGCTTTCGCCAAAATAATCATAATAAACCCATTCATCGTTTATTATTTCTCCAGCTAAAAAAGTACCCTTTGACCACTCAAAAGGTTTTTGATGTTTTGTTTGATTTATGTTTTTCATGTTTTCTCCTATGTGGTGTGAGGAAGTAAAGGTGCAAACTCCCTCACACACTTTATTAGTTGAATAATGCTTTTGAGCCAAAGACCGCTCTTTTTGCATAAACAACTTCTTCTCCTTCTCCTTCTAGTTTTTTTACTTGTGCATCCATTTCTTTATCTATAGAAATGTCGCCCTCTACTTTTTTTTCCCATACAAATTGTTTTCTACCGCATGGTAGTTTTATTTGTATTTTGAACTGACTAAATTGTTTCATAATATTTCCTCTTATTTAAGTTAATAAGAAGATGATATATGAGTTTTAGTGATTATGCAAGAACTAAAATGATATTTAATTATCAAGTAATGTAATGGCTTTGTAAAAACTTTCTTTTGAATTAATGTTTTTCATTAAACAATCTTTGAAAGTTATTTTAGTTCTTTTATCATTTTTAAATATTTTGAATATTATGGTGTTGTATTCCAAACAACAAAAAGCATAAAGATCAACCATGCCTTTTTTATAATCTCTTTTTTTTGTATTAGCACCTCTGCGCATATCAAAACACCAATTCACTCTTTTGTGTGTCTTGTGGCACATTTTTTTTATAGCAGCAGTTTTTACCTGGCATTTATACATTGTGTCATTTATTTCAAAAATTATGTCAGCATGACTGCCATGTGGAAGAATATGTACTGTATCGCTTTGCAGACTCAGAAAACTTGCCACAGCATATTCGCCAGCTCTGCCAATTCTCTCTGTGGCTCTGGACATTTTATTTTTTCATTAATCTTGGTTTGCTGTTAAACCACCTAGTATCGGCGCTAATCTTGTAAGTTGTTGGCCTTGTCCTAATGTTTCTAATAAAGCTCTTTGTGTAATAGGATTACGATATGCAGATGCACCTATCCCGGCTGCGATCCCTACTGCAGGATTTATAAAAGAAGCGCCACCTAATAATAAACCTGTGCCTAGCAATCTACCAGCAGTTCCAGAGTCGCCTACAGATCGCCCAATAACATCTTGAGCTACTCTGCCTTCAGGTTGCAATAATCCTTTGCCTTGAAAAGTCAGGCCTTTTTGTGCGCTTTTGTCTGCTGACTTAGATGCTTGTAGAAGTTGTCCGGGCGTGAAAGTTGCATCTTTAGTAGATGCAGTTGATGCTTTTCTAATAACTTGTTCTTTAGCGTATGCTTTTTTAGCTGAAAGATATTTTGATACATCGGATGCTGTGTTATCTTTTTTTAGAGTATCTTCAAATAGTTTATAAAGTTTTCGGTAAGCATCTCCTTGTTCTCTTTGCACAGCATCAGTAGAACTGCTAAATCTATTTATTTTTTTTCTTAACACTTCATCTGCATTTTGCAAACTTTTGCCTGTAAGTTGATTGTCAGATGCTTTACTAAAAGATGTTTTAAATAAAGTATTTTTTATATTTTTTATTTCACTTGGACTAAACCCACCTTCCCTTCTAAGTAAGGACTCCATTTGGGAAGTAAGTTTTTGCGCATCTTTAATCTGCAAAGACTCAATAGAATTATCTAATGCTTTGCCTACTTTATTAGTAAGAAATAATGTCGCATCATCTATAGAAAGATTATTTGGCAAAGTTTCATCAATATCATTCAGCGCCTTGTTAATTATAGATTTAGTAAAACTTTCTTTCGTTCTTGTAAATGCAGGGCCAGTTCCGAGTAAAGGTAATGAAGTAAGAGTTTCTTCTAATTCTTTTACACCTTTACCAATAGTTCCTTCCAATGCCATGCCAGGAGTTAGTTCAACTCCTTCTTTTTGTAATTGTCTAGCTTGTGCAGACACGCCCGGTAATATTTTTTTTGCGGCAGCTCCCATAGAGCCACTTAGCACACTACCTAGTGCTGCACCTTGTAATCTGTCTTGTATATCGCCATCTGCTTGA